ACGTATCCCTTTACTGCTTTCCTCTGTTGTTTTTTAAATTGTGCTGCCGCTGCACCCTGAGCTTTCTTTGCTCGATCTGCCGCTGACATTGAGATAGCAGAAGAAGCCGCCGCAGCACCAACCGCAACCACACCAGCAGCAATCGCAAAGCCAGTGCTGTGAAACATCATAAAATGTTTATCGTTGCCTAGCTGGTCTGGTAGAAGAAATCTCATTTTATTAAATCGGTTCGGTTGTGCCGCCACTTCTGAACCCGTGGGTCTTCCTTGGCGATATGGGGATTAAAGTCTCTTGAAGTGATGCTGTCAATAATTTCGTCTGGATCAGTCAAGTTTGTGACGTGGCAAGTGATCCAAACTGTATCTTTGTGGGTAGCCAGCATCCTTCTTGTTCCTGCTTCTGTGATGCCATTGTAGCCTGTTTTATACCTATGTGCAGGGATTCCATGATACCAGACAGTCACATCACCTTTCATTACGAAGAATGGATGAGTAGTGAGGTGCATCAAGGTTGTTAGAATCGTATCCTTCGGCATATAGATTTCCCGAATATACATCCCCGGAGTAAACTTGTGAATCAACGGACATTCCCGTGGAGGCAACTTTAGAATCTCCAAGTCCATCAAGTTTAGATCGTAGTCTGGATCACCATACCCAACTACGTTTCTTGCATCAATCTTGTCTGGGATTGTCAATGTCATCTCGAAAGGAAATAATCGTTTGGTGACGGTGACAGTAGATCAGACCCGATTAGGTTGTCTGCCCTACTATAGTTTGAGAATCTGATTGGCGCAGCGGTTGGAATTTCTGCGTTTGACATTTCCTTTTCTTGCTCTTGCACAGCGAGAGATAGGTTCTCAAGAACTCTTGCGCCTTCCTGTTCTCTCTGGAGTTCAAAGCAAGGATGGCGTAGATCATCGCATCTGGGATGAACTCCACCAATTCCTTGGGATCAGTTAGATCAAAGTATTTCTTGGATGCATAGAGCGTGATACACTCGCAGGTCTTCGGAACACGGAACCTTCGGAATGTTGGATTGCCATCAGTCGGTTGGTAGATAGCGATTAGAGTTTTAATCTCTAATACTGGATCGTAGGCATATACCCGAATCCTACCCTTAGTAATCGGTTTACTAACTGCGCGAACTCCAAGAACTACTTCAGCAGACTTTCCGATGTCTGGTGAGGGCGCGGTAGTTACTTTTACCTTGTGGTAAGTTTGATATTCATCCTGCGCGTCAAACATCAACTCGACTCCAACGTCTTCGATGTTCTCTGCAAGCACAGCGATCTGGTATGGGCGGGTTCTGTAATCTCGGAAGAGAACGTGAAGACCGCCCACTTCAGTAATTAACCTGTGGCATGATTTGCTGGCATGGAGAGCATACGCATTGGTCGCATTGAACCATTCATCGGCGAGCGAGACTGATTCATTTCCTATCCATGCGAGTTTGATTTGCTCATACCGATTCGGGAGCGTGAAGCAATCGTTAACGCAACAAATCTGGACGTATTCTTCTTGCGAAGTCCACGCCCTTTTATTCCACAACAATCTCCTCGCTTGGTTTACGGCTTTGACTGCGCGTTCATAATTGCAAACGCCACTGTCTCCGACGAAACCCTTAACGAGTTCCACCATCTCCTCTAAGGTATCAGCCATAGATTATCGTTACCGATAATTATTTCTGGTAGCCTTGCTTGGGAGTTCCAGCAGTCGTGTAGATGCTAGGCTTTTTGGCTCCAAGGGAGGGTTTGTTGCCCATGGTTTCACGGATCATTCCGCGAGTTGGTGAGCCGCCTGAAACAAGGCGAGGGTCGGTTCCTTTTAGTGGTGTCATATGTTTGGTTTTTCTTTGTGATGGCTTATGGTGTCGAGGAATGAACCGCCATCCAGTTCAAGCTCGTAATTTCTGCAATGTTGTTATCAACCCGAAATGTAAATCCTGCTGTATTTTGGGAGATAATCGTATAAAGTGGAGTTGTTAGAGGTGTTCCAGAACCATAGATAGGAGTCAACGAGATTCCATAAACAGCAGATGGAAGAGCGGAACTAAAGGTAATTCCGATAGATGTTGTGTCTCCAGCAGCAATTCCCGTTTGCGTTCCATAACGAACTTTAACAGTTGGAATTGCAGCAACAGTTGTTTCCAATGTATCAACTCGCGTATCAAGTGCTGTTATCTGCGTTTGTTGGTCAGCGAGGTCTTCGTTGATTTGAGCAACTTGCGCTGGAGTTACATCGCCCAATCCCGGCACATTGATAGTTCCGTTAGTAAGAACCTCATCAATGAATTGCTGAAATACACTTTGCCAGTTACCAGTTGGACAAAAGTCATCTGGGACATTTGGGAAAGTAAGTGCTGGAGATGAAGATTGATTGTCCATTAGATTACGATATTATATTCCCAATACTTCTCTTGGCAACACAAAAATGGTTCGCATTCTTCATTTTCTTCTGGGCAGTCACCAACTGGAGAATCATCGTTGTTCTTGATGTTTGCCATTAACCTTACTCGGTCAACTGTAGCTGCTCCGGTCAGGTTTACTTTGATCTGAAATTCTGATCCCTCTACTGATGGGATGCCTGCCAAGTCATTGCACTCACTTGGGTCAGGAGTGTTAAACTTGTAGCGTTTGTAGCGATTACCTCCCCGTTGTGGGAAGCATTCAGTTACTACTGGTGAACATGGGTTACATCCAAAAGTCGTAGGAACTTTGAGTTCTGACCAGCATGGGTTGGAGTCAGCACGGAAATCGACATAGCTATCTACTTCCCCTTTAATCTCACTCATCCACATTTCTCCACCAGTAATCTTTTTACGAAGGAACTTGTTGGTAGCCCCGCTTCGGTTAAAATCATACCTACCAGTTGTGAAGAAGGAATCAATCTGCCTATTTCCGTTCGGCCCGTAATCGTCGCCTTGGCTCGTTGTAAATTCGTAGAGTCGGTTCTTGTTGTCTTTATCGAACGAGAATCCGAATCCACGCTTCTCACCTTGGATTAATGCAGTGAGTAGCTGGGTTGGTCTAAAGCCTGTCCAGATGCCATTCCAGCGAAAAGAAAGCTGTGCGTCCGGTGCGGGTGAGGATGATTGATCGAGGTCGAGAACCACCATTCCCCTATGATAGCGGTTCAATCCTTCTACTCCTTCTGCTCGATAAGTCTGTGGTGCTACCGTGCTGATGATGTAGTTATCAAAAAACATCGTAGAAGCGAATTGCTTCATCCACGGAGTGTCGTTCTCTACCCACTTGTTTACTTCTCTCGATAGTTTACGAAGTGAGAAGTATCTGGCAAATTCAGACTGGCTATTTGAGTAGAATGCCCAACCATCGTGTGATCTAAACCAAAGCTCAGAGTTGGCCAAACCGACATACGGACTTGTGCATCCCCGCCCAAGTAATGAGATGCGCTGGATGTTCGATGTATTCCACTGGCTTCTTGGTATAGAGACATCCATTGAAAATGCTCCGTTTCCAGTTAGAATAACAAGCTCACCTTGGCCGCGAAGGTTGGTTCCAATCTGTGGCATTACTTTCATCCCTGTAATATTCCCCATCATCGCTGGGGTTGAGAACGCGCCACCTTCTGCCCAGTATCCAATCTCTGTGAAGTTCTCAGTATTCTTGGTGTCAGTAAACCCACCGCCATAGATAATGTCTGAAGCGTAGATTTGATTGAACCTGTCAGAAACAAAGACTCGCCCGAAAGCATACTCCATTACAGTTCCAATCGGCATCTTTGCGAGATATGGGTTCAAGCGATAGGCGGGAAGTTTTACTGTGCCAGTTCCTACTCCGCTTCCAGTTGCTGTAAACTTTACTCCGACTGTATTGGATGGCGCACCGATCAATGTAAAGTCAGTAGTTCCAACTGAAACAATCTCGCAGAAGTCTCCGTTTTGGATTTCACTTGTAGTGAGAGTTCCTAATACTCCATCCCATGCTATTGCATTCTGGTAGCCGTTTTGGATATACGCCCGATCTTCAGCTTGCACGAAGAATGTGTGCATCATGCCCGGATCGTTACCTTCGATAATCTTGTATGCGAACGCCCGATTGTTTACGATCTTTAGAAAGTAGATAATCCCAGATACAGATAGTAGGATGCCATCGCTTGTTCTGTAGTTAGTCGCCCGATATGGATACGCGCCTTGGAAGCTACCACCAAGAATATCGTTAACGATAGTCTCGACTTCACCGTCTCCAACAACTATATTGATATTCCGAATGCTTGGCCTAGTGCGGTTAATTCCGCCTCGGAATGTTCTGTTCACCGACTCTGATACTACAGACTCTGGTAAATACGATGGATGGGTATCAGCGTCTTGCGCTACGATACTAGTGAACCCATCAAAGACTGATCCTTCTGTTGGCATTGATTAGTTATAACCTAACAAGTTGCACGCGTGATACAGTTGCTCATAAATTAAATTGCTGAAATGATAAATGCAAGTAGTTGATCGTATCTAATTCCGTATCTGTTTCCAGCGGGACGATATTGTTGAATTACGTTTCCATCAAAATCTTTTTCTTCTGGTTGTTCATCCCACTCATCATAACATAGAAGTCCATATTTAGTAGCATCAAGTCCTTCAGATTGAAATGCCGATACAACTTCTTGCGCGATAACACCGACATGAATGCGAGCATCTTCACCTTTTACAGAAACTGCATCTTTGAAACGAAACTTTTTAACAAGTGATTTTAAAGAAATAGCAACTCGCTTCTCAGCTTCGTTTAGATTTTCAATATCTTGTTTCTCTCGCTCATCGGAAGTGTTAATTACATTAGTTCCAGCAAAAAGTTGCGACCAACGAAAACTCGCAGACCCAAGTGAAACTTGATTATCTGAACCAGTAGTAAATGCTCCAATTCCAGTTCCTGTGGGCAAAGCAAAAATATCAATATAACCTGTCGAGTTATTGTATCTTGTTCCAACTCCACCTGTAGAAGTTGTTCTATTTAATGTAAATGGTAATGAAGAAGAATAAGCACCTTGATTTCCAAGAACAAATGAACCACTTGTATTTATTCCATAACCACCCATTTTGTGATCTATTTCAAATGGTTCTGTGAAAGATGTTAATGTAAACAACGGAATTGATTGATCCCATATATTGTTTTTAACAATAACATCTGTAAATGTATTAGATGACGATCTAATTACTGAAGCAACTGTAGCACCAAGATTTGATACTGT